CGTTTAAACTCAAATTAGAGCAAATCGAGGGTAGGAATAAATATTAAATCGGAATAATTATTTAATTTCACTTTCGCAGTAATTTTTCGCCTTTTCCAAATGGCCGGGGCCGTAAAATGTGTGATCCTGGGCCTCTGATATTCGGATGGGCTTCCGATATATCGTTAAGTCAGAGAATGTTTCCCAATCGGTGACTGTGCAAAGGTATCTATCCGTTTCCAAGTGCTGCACTCCGAGATATGGCTGTGTCCATGCGCTCATTTTCTCCTCCTCTATTCTTTATGCGTTAAGGGTTAAGCTGCAGGATCTTTCATGATCGAATATTTATGAAAAGGCAACCCGGTTTCACCGGCAACCGTTTTTGCTTCTGCAAAATTGGCATACCCCGAAATTGTATGTTTACCCCTATCGTCGTCAATCTCCACAACGTAGCACCCCTCATTATAAAAACCATACGTTTTAGCATGGGGGCTTGTTGGATAAGCGTATCCTACTGATACCGTTTTCATGGTTTCCCGTCCTTCCTTGCTCTGGTCTGTTAGAGCAACAATTGGGTTAGAGTGCTGTTTTTCTTCCTGCCAACTGTAAATAATACCAGTCGTTTTTATAGCGGTCTTCGCTCAATGCGGAATTTACTTCTTTCGCCAATGTCCAAGCCGCATTGAACTGATTTTCTGCATGTTTGGCTTCTCCATAGTAAGCGATCAAATGTTTTTCGTATTTGCAACCCTTACAATAAATTTCCCCGCAATTGCTTGAATAACAGCTATTAGGATATTGTTTCATTTCCCCGCCCTCCTGTGCAGTAGGTTAGATTGCTTTAGGAAGCAAGCAACATTTGTATATTTTTTTAAAGTAGTTTAAAACAAACTGCGCCTGTGAACCGTAAAGGCTAACAAGATTTTTCTTATTAAAGACGCAATCAATCTCACCATTTGGTTTTTTGTAGTAATCCCATTGAGTAAGCATTCTGTTTTTTTCTTCGTTCAATGTTTCTCGTTCCATTTTCCATCCCTCCTTTGTGCTATCTGATACAAATATACTCCATCTATTGTCATTTGTCAAGTAGAATAATAAAGAAATGTTATTGAGTAAAATCAATCAATTAGGCTCTATACAGGACTAAATTGGTGTTGTTGATAATCACTATAGACAAAAAACGAATACCTATGATATATCGGGTATGAGAGTAGAAAGGATTACCGGTCTTAATCTCGTTCATCCGGCCAAAATGAAACAGTGAGAGAGTAATAAACAATCGAATAGAGAGGGTCTGGGAGTTTCTGGCCGCAAGGCGAGCTTTTCTCCTCCTCGACTGTGATACGAGACCTCACAGGATGGCAAACAGTGATCCTGCTGTGAAGCTTTTATAGGCTATCACAGGAAAGAAAAGACAGTTAGAAGCATAGAGTGGCAAAAATGACACAGTGACAAAAAATGTCAGTATGGTAAAAATGACACAGTAGGCAATAAATAATAATTCAGAATAATTATGACAGAAGAGCAAGACGGCATAATCGGTAGTTATTACGGCACTGTGACCGCTGAAATAAATAAGAGCGGTACGCAAGTAGTTATAAAGTGCTTTGTAGATGTTTCACAGGTGCCGGAAAAGACCGCTCAATGGTTGCGGGACGTTTACGCCAGTCCGGGAGCGGTAACAATCCAGAAAGCGCCTCCTGGATATGAGCCGGATCTCCCGAAACGGGGAGCGCCGAGGAAGAACCGGCAGGAGTAAAAATGGGCGATCTAATCCCATTACCAACATATAAGGGTAGCGAGGAAACATACGCCGACATCCCCGCTAAAACAGTCCTGCAGGCCGCAATAGACGCCGGAGTGGACGAGGTTCTGGTGTTAGGTTGGACAGACAGGGATACATTTTATGCGGCTAGTAGCACGACAAATATAGGGCATAATTTGCATTTACTGGAAAGAGCCAAAGAACTGATAATGCAGAGGGATTGAATATGCTAGTTTGTTATTGTGCTATACCGGCTATGTATGGCGGTTGCGGGAATTGTCCAATATTGAGGCAAAAGCGTGATTTTTACGGGTATAGGCCGGAGGAGATAAAACCTATTGAGCCCATAGATTACGATAAACTGGCTCTGAAACTACACGAACGTATGAGGAAGGCTAATTATGGCGAATAACCAAAACCTCTACGCCGAGATCCATAAATGTGATCACAAACGAGTCTGGGCTCTGGATTTCAGGAGCAATCAGGCAATGCTCAGGGATGAGGTAATACATGGCGAGGTCAAATTATCCCCAGGGTTTAGCAGCGGCCTGAAAATAGGCGATGAGGTTAAAATCAGGTGAAATGTCCTCATTGCTCATACGAGCTAGGTGAGATTGAGCTAGTAGAGGGAGAGCTGATGTTCTGTCCGGATTGTGGTGTCAATGTAGGGGCATCAGCAGCAATACAGCGGGAAAGGTTAAATTTAAGGCTGGTAGGAAGAAAGGCCATATGCCCGGTATCCAAGAGGAATATAGGTTGTGATTATGTCAATCTTTGCGGTACTGACGCAGAATATACATGCGTTTTAGCAGGTAATGGGGCATGAGTGATACTCAAAACATAACCAGATACATAGACGCTCTCCCCGTAATCGCTATGGTGTTTCATGGCCAATATATATATGAGGATGAGCTGATAGCTGGCCCCTATACAATTATTACGAGATGCGGACATGCCTGAGGTGATTACGGATAAGCCTAAATCAATAGCACCAAGGGCTAAGCGGTCTATAGATATAAGCAAGGCCATTAGAGATAGATCCAGGGGATTAAGCCTAAGCGAAATCGCAGCAAAGCAGGGAGTAACACCCCAAGGAATTCATAAAGCACTCAATGGATTAGATAAACTCGCGATAACCAAGGAAGAGTTAGAAGATTACAGGAAAAGAGAAGTTAGCATTATTGATACGGCGAAAATGCGGTTTCTACTCGCTGCTGTTGACGAAGAGAAATTAAAAAGCGCCTCAGCGTTACAATGTGTAACAGGTTTTGGCATACTCACTGATAAATCACTGTTATTACAGGGGAAAGCCACACAGATTGTCGAGAATAAATCCCTAGTCCTGCAGGCGCACAGGACGCTGACCGAGATCCAGGAGCGCCTAAATAGTGCTCAGATAATAGACAGCGACGCTGAGCAGATAGAAACAAGTGTTGATAAGTAGCGTATCTAGTTGATTGTGTTGTGTTTATTGATTTGACATAATCAATATTATCAGACAAAGAGGAAAATTCAGGGTAGATTGTCGGTCAGGTATTTTATTCGATCCAACCGGGTAGGGAGGGATTCGCTTACCTCCCCTATATATATAGTGTATCTACCCTCTCCGTGGCCCGGAGAAACAAAAAGGAAGGTTAATGTGGTTGGTTTTTTGCTTGCCGCATGGATTTTGTTTACGGTGATAGTGGAGATTAACCAAGACTGGGATGGGCCTGTAGTCGCAGTTAGTTATGCGCTGTTGACAATTTTAGTTTTGTCATATAGTGATGCAATTATAATTTTGGGGTTATAAAGGAGTCTTTTATGCCAAAGAAACGGGAGTCTGGTGTAGGTCAGACAGTAAGAGATTGGCTTACTAAGAAGTTGGGGAATCCTATCATGCCTTCCAAGGAGAAGGACCAGATTCATCAGCTTGAGCAGGAGGAGAATCTTCGGCGCAGGCAGGAGAACGGGGAGGACTACGATGCAAAGAAGGAGCATGTGCGTCGTAGTGGGAATATAAGGTTTTACCGTGGCTAAGGTAAGGAAGGGTATCCGGAAGAGCGTTAGGGCGCTTGTGGTACAGCCCAAGCCTCACGGTTGGGATCATGGGATGATCAAGACCCCTAGGAAGAGGAAGGTGAAACACACATGAAGACGATTGAACCGAAGGAGAACCGGGAGTCTGTTGGGAAACCTCAAACTATGTGTACGGTTTGCGGACATGTGAAGGGGAACTGTGTTTGTTCAGGAATGATGGAAAGTTCGAAGAAGATGTAAATGGCGGTTCTGACCAGGAAAGAATATAACGAGCTTGTAGAGCAGGCGAAGAAGCTTGAGGGGATCATAGCCGAGACGAAGGCAGCTGATCCTTTTTACTGGTTTGAGCCTTCCAGGGGGGATGTAACAGAGGAAGGCTGGAGGATATTAAGGAAGTACCTGAAACCCGAGGATTTGCCCTCCGGGGTTCTTGATAGCCAGTTAGACGCACTTTGTAGCCTAAGTCCTATAAAGGGGGTGTCTGGAGGCAACCAAAGCGGAAAATCTACCACAGGGGCTATAAAGGCGTACATAACAGCGACGGGTGAGCTTCCGGTATCTTTGGAGCAGATTTACCCGAAGGATCTGATGCCGAAGGGTCCGAAAGCTATCCGGGTAGTAGGGGTTTCAAATAAACAGCTTTTTAACACGGTACTCCCGACTTATAAGTATTGGTGCCCGAAAAAGTACCTGAAGAATGGAAAGTGGGAAGATTCGTTTAGTAGTTTACATAACACCCTGACGTTGACAAACGGTTCGTTCATCGAATTCATGACGAACGAAATGGATGTGGATGTTTTCCAGGGACCGCCCAGAGACTTGGTGATTTATGACGAAGAGCCGCGAGAAGACATACACAAAGAAAACCTCATGCGGTTTACAACCTCGGATCGTATCGACTTCTTGTTTTGTTGGACGCCGACACACGGGATTACATGGGCGACCTCCCTTTTCACTGATGGAATTGATGGAAAAGGAAATGAAGCAAAATTATTTAAACTATGTTCAGTCAGTAATCCAAGAGCTAACTTAGAAGTTCTTGATGCGATACTTAGCAATTTAGGCGACTACAACGAAATCAAAATGAGGTTATTGGGTGAGTTTGTAAGTCTCTCGGGGTTGGTTTATGGCAGATTATTCAACGATAAAATCCACGTTATTGAACCTTTTAAGCTTGATAAGTACAATCATTTTGTGGTTCGTGGTATTGATCCTCATTTGGTCAAGCCTTCTGCTGCACTTGAGTTGGCGGTTGACCGTGAAGGTAACGAGTATGTTGTCGGGTGTTATCTCAAAGATGCGGATACCGACCAGCTCAAAGCCGACCTTGCAGACCGCGCAAAAGGCTATAGATTGGGTTGGAGCATCTTTGACAAATCTTCCGATTCGACTATTAAAGTATTTGGCGACCGGAACGTCTTTATCGAAATGACCCGAGGCAAGAACGCTGTTCCTGGGGCGTTCAAGTCAGATAAGTTTACAGGATCTATAAACGCCGGTGTCGATGAAATAAAGAAGCTGTTGAAGCTGGGCGAGAAGACCAAAAAGCCAAAATTATTTATTTTTAATATTCCTGAGAACAAACCTTTAATCCAGGCCATGAAATTTCTGGAAAGGGATTCTTACCCGAACGAAGACGATAAGGGGAAGAGAGACAAGATCAAGGAGGGCAAGTGGGACTTACACGCTTGTCTTAGATACATCCACCAAAGGAATGTAAGGTGGATACCGCCGGAAGAGAAAGTTCCGGGGTACCAGGAAGAAAGGTATATTTAGTGGATTCTAAATCAAGACTCACCTGGATAGCCGCCCGAAAGAAAGAGAGTCAAGCTGATTTCAAGTCTTACGAAACTCGTATGGCCCGGAATCTACGGCTGTCCAAAGGAATTCCTTTGGAAGATAAGTCTACCCGCTCAGAAGTACGGCAGCGGAACAAGATTTATTTCCGGAAGATATGGTCTGTTGTTTGGAGACTGGTAGCGGCTTTTTACAACGCCTTCCTTAGAGACTCGTTAAATTTCAAACTCGATCCCGTCAATGTTTCCGACGATCCCCGTAAAGTAGCGATGCTCTTTAAGGTAGTTAAGTATCGTTATCGCCAGATGATGAGAAAAGCAGCTCTCTTCATTAAACACATTTGGTGCTTCTTCGATATTTCCAATCTTGGGCTTTGTACGGCTAAGCTTTGTTGGGAGTACGACGAGAAACAGAAAAAGGACGGGCCGAAGTACGTAAGCTACCCTCCGGAACAGGTCTACTTGGATTTCCGTGCAGACACCAAGTATGACATGGAGTTCTACGGTTTCGCAAATTATCTGGCATATTCTCAATTGGAGGCGGCAGGCTACAGCAATCTGGATAGCGCGGTAAAAGCTTCTCCTAATAATCAGGTTCGGAATGTAAGAAACTCCGGGGGCAAAGATCCTATTCAGAATCCCGGATCAAGTGAATATCCCGCAGCCGGTCGTTACTCGGAAGGTGGAACGGACGAAGACAATACTTCCGGGCTGTATGAAATTGTCGAGTGGTTTTATAAGGAAGATGGACAGTGGAAGTTCTGCGTAACTCACGGTGATAAAGCTTTTGCCAAGGAACCTATAGACTCTCCTTATGGCAAAGTTATGACACTTGTGCTGGGTATTTGTCTTACAGAACCGCACAAGCTGATTGGTGAAGGCTTCCCGGAACCGATGGAAGGACCGCAGGAGTCTTTCAACTTCAACATGAATATGCGCAAGGATAACGTAGCTCTTGCAATCAACAGACCGACGATAGCAGCGAGATACGGGAATGTAGACATAAATGCTTTAACAAATCGTGCTCCTGGGAAGACGGTCTTAGCAGATGACATTAACGCTGTAAGAGAAATGGAAATATCAGACGTTACCCGGTCTTCTTACGAAGAGGGGAACCAGGACGTTGGAATGATGCAGGACGTTTCCGGCATTACGTCCGCGCTGGAAGGTCAGTCAGACGCCGGTTCTGCTACTGAAACTCAAGTCAATCTTTCTCAGGGAACGGCTAAGCTTGATCTTTACACAGCAATTGTTGCAGAGACTTATTTTGCCGACTTCGTAACGACACTTACGGAACTTGTGAAGAGATTCGAGACAGATGAAAAAATTCTCCAGATTTGCCAGGATGAACTCGCAGCAGAGACAGGGCTTGACTTTTCAGGTATTGTCGATATAGACGTAGAGGCCGATGTAGAAATTACAGTAGGTCTTAACGTCGGCAAAGAAAATGAATTGAGGCAGAATTTTCTCATACTAGACCGTGGGGCTATGTATAACCAACAGCAGGTAGCGTTGCTACAAACGGGGGCTGTACCCACAGAAGGAGTTAAATTATTTAATAGCCTTGCGGTCTTTGAAGACATTTTAAAACTTACTAACCGTAAAGAATTTAGTAAGTATTGGGTAATGATCCCCCCCCCGCCCCAAGCACAGACGCCAGGGCAGAAACTAGCCTCTTCTATGCCCGTAGACAATGGGGCTATGGCGGGAATGGCCGCTCCTCAGCCTGGAGCAATGGCGAACATGCAGCCGCCCAATGACTTACAGGGTGGTAGTGCTGGAGGGTTGTAGTGGAAGACAAGGAACTTTTTGACAGGTTGGAAAAGGTCGGTCTTGCGGAGAAACTAGAAGCCTCTCCCGAGTGGGCGCTGGTAAAAGAAGCCGCCAACAGGATCGTAGAAAAAGCAGTCATGGAATTTATAACATCAGATCCTTCTGACATGGTTCGCATGGCGCAACTTCAAATTATCATCAAGAAATATAAATTCAACCTGTTCAGAGAGATTAATTCTTTGAAACAGGAATCGACACTTCTTTACGAGGAAGCGGCAGACCGTGGAATCAAGGTAGGCGATAAGAATAATCTTGTTTAGAGGGATTTTTGAACGAACGAGAAAAAAAAGAAGTAATAGAAATATTAAAGCAGCTTGAGCATATCAAGCGAAGATTAAACGACTTGTTGAAGTAATGTTCTTTGACAATCTAGCCTAAATTTCGATGTAGTAGGGAAATCAAAGGCCAATTTGTACGGTGGATGCCGTATGGATTGGCCTTTTCTATTTTAACTTCGCACCTGTGCGTTAAACAGGATCGTCCACTGGACGTAAAGGAGATACATGTCAGAAGAAAGAGAAGCGATAGAACAGCAATATCTGAAGGAAAACGGCGGTCTTCCAGAGATTAGCGAGGAAGCAAAGGAAACTAAGGAAACCAAGGAAGAGCCGAAACCTGAAGATACTCCGAAAACGGAACAGCCCCCGGTAGAGGCTGAGAAACCGGAGATTGCTGAAGAGAAAAAGGAACCTGTTAAGACCGAAGAAGAGACTCGGAAAGAGCAGGAAAAGGAAAACAACTTAAAAAAAGCTCTCGATGAAGAGCGAGCTAAACGAAAGCAGCTTCGTGATGAAAAGGCGGCTCTTGAGGCAAGACTTAGGCAGTTTGAGGAGGCTCATAAGCCTAAGCCTGAAGAGGCCGAGCCTGAAATCCTTGACTATGACGCAGAGCTTAAGTCGCTCAGGAAAACGGTCAAGTCAATCGAACTTCTGGAAGCAAAAAGGGAAGAGCTTGCAAGACAGGAAAGCATTATTCAGGAGCATAGGAAGCAGCAAGAGACGCTTCAGAATATGGTCAAGACTGTCGATAAAAAGCTTGCGGATGAAGGGTATGCAGGGTTTGAGGAAATGGCTGGCAGAGTAACGGCAGAGCTGATAGAAATGGCTCGGGACGATCCTGAAGAAGCCAAAGAACTCGACAACCCGCAGGGTTGGGAAAAGATTTTCAAGGAACGAGTTTATCCTACATTCCAAAAGAAGTACGAGGAATCTACCCGTAAGCGGGTAATCGAGGATAAGAAAGCCTTGAAGAAAGAAGCCAACCTTACCACCTCCACAAGCAAAGCTCCTCAGAAGAAAGAAGATGACGATCCAAATACCTGGAGTGAAGAGCGTACGCGTCAGGAGTATTTGAAGGAAAGACAGGCGCGATTGGCTTAGTTTAGCTCGTTTGGCTATCGGGACAGAAAGAGAGTAGCCAAATGGCAATGAATTGGGTAGACCAGTCAGGTTATCTGACTAACAACAAGCTGTCGAAGGATTGGAGGAAGTCGGCACAGCCTCTTATCCGCTATCGGCAGTTCTGCGACATTAAAGATGCGCTCGGAAAACAGGCAGGTCAGACGGTGAATTGGCTCAGGGCCGCGAACGTCAGCAACTACGGTAAGACCATAGCGGAAACGGCCACCATGCCCGAAACGACCCAAAGCCTTACCTGGGGTACGCTGACGGTTGGCGAGTATGGGAACTCGATTCCTTTCACTCAGAAGGTAGAAGTTCTGTCTGAGTTTGAACTGAAGACCATTATCAACGGGGGCCTTCGGGATGACATGGTTAAGGTGGTTGATGGCGTTGTAGAACGCCAGTTCAATGCCTGCCAGCTTCGGTATGTTGGTTCTTCGACCACCACATACGCGCTTACCACGAACGGCACGGCGACGGCGGTCAACACTTCCGTCCTTAACAGCTACCATGTTCGGAAGATGCGCTTGGAGCTGGAGAAGCGCAACGTACCGACCTATGACGGCGATTACGTCATGATCAACTCTCTTGAGGCTATGGAGTCTCTTGAAGGTGCGGTTGAGTCCGTTAACCAGTATACCGAGTCGGGCCAGAAAAAGATTTGGTCTGGCGAGGTCGGTAAGCTTCATGGCGTCAGATTCGTTAAGGACGGCTTTGCTTCACGGTACGTTTATAGCGAGTCTGCGGGTACGGCGACGGCGAAATCCTGGTCGCAGGCTCAGTCTCTTGACGGGTATATGTTTGGTAAAGATACCGTCATGGAAGCAATCGTTATCCCCGAGGAGATCCGGGCGAAGGTTGTCACGGATTACGGTCGTTCCAAGGGTCTGGCATGGTACTTCCTGGGCGGGTTCAAGATCGTTTGGGAAACCGAGGCCGATGCCAGGATCATTAAATGGGATAGCGCAAGCTAAGGAGGAGATGAATAATGGCAAACAGTTACGATGATGCAAGATATGGCGTTATTGAGCGTATTTGGTTCGGCGCTACCGCAAAGCATGGCGGACAGTCTAGCGCACCTATTACGTTCAACGAAACTGCCGCAAAT